GTACTCGTACATCTAATATCCCTGCAATATCTGCTGAAGTTCTTTCAGCAAAGAATAGTAATAGAGAAGCTAGAGCAAAAGTTCTTAATGACCCTGGTAGTGGTAGAGGTGCGATGACACCGGGAAACAAACAAGCAATATCCTTCCCACCAGATTTCGCGACAGAAAATGGAAAAAAGAATCCGTTAACTAATTATATTCACTTCAGATCATTAGAAAGAAAGGTACAAGATAAAGGTGGTGAATCTCTTTATGATATATTTCTTTATGTCCCTGATACACTAACAGACAATCTATCTGTAACATATAAAGAAGCTGAAAAAGCTATAGTCGAAGGTCTAACTGGAGGAATTTTTGGAGACGAAGAAACATTAGGTACTAGTCGAGATGAACTGTTTGAAATAATTAAAGCTGGAGCTCCAGGAGCCGATATCCTAAAACAAACTGCTGGTAAAGCAATCAACCCATTAAAGTTTCAATTATTTGAAGGTGTAAATTTTAGAACCTATTCTTATACATTTAATTTAAGACCCAAAAATTCAGTTGAAGCTTCAGCTATTCAAAATATAATATACGCTTTTAAATTATCAGCCCTACCCGGAACAACAGGTACACATGGTAGAGTATATACATTCCCTAATGAATGGGCGATTCGTTTTAGAGGACCATTCAAAGATAGTATAGATTATCCATTAGTATCAGTATGTACAGGTGTAGATGTTGATTACGCAGGTGGACAAGCTTTTGCGACCATGCATGATGGTAGACCAACTTCAGTAAACTTAACAGTTAATTTTACAGAAACATCAACATTGAATAGAGATAAATATAAAATGAAATCATCTTCTTATAATAATCAAGGCTCAACGGACAGAGAACAATCTCAAGAATTTGGTAGTAACTTCAATGCAACCAAAGAACAATTTGAAAGACAACAAGGTAGGGATGCTGCTAAAATTGGAGCTCAAAAAGCTGAAAAGGCTAGACAAGATAAAATAGCTGAACAGCAGGCTGCAGCTAAGGAGGGTCCACTATAATGGCAAGAGGATTTTTTAAACAAATACCAAACATTCTTTATGACTTTAAAAGTGATGGTAAATTATTTCAAGCTAAAGATTTATTTCGTAAAGTATCTACATGGAGTTATTTACAAGAAGGTATCACAGGATATAATTATTATCGTATAACAGAAGGTGAACGACCTGATGTTGTTGCAGCCAAACTATATGGTGATTCAACATTATATTGGACATTCTTCTTAGTTAATGAAAATTTACAAGATTTGAATGATTGGCCAAAGTCTGGACAACTATTTCATAAATTTATTACAAGAAAATATTCAGGTATTGTATTAGGAGCTCCTTCTACTACAGACATTGTTTCTTTTAATCACACAACAAATGTCTCAAGTAAATTTGAATTGGGTGAAAAGGTAATTCAATCATCATCAGGTGCTTACGGGTTTGTAACTAATATTGATCCAACAAATAATAGAATAGTATTAAATAGTGTTATTGGAACATTTACAACAGGTGGTTCAGTTATCGGTAATGATTCAGAAAAAAGTTTTACAGTTAGTTCAGTAGTTGAGGAGAAAGATGTTGTACATCATTATACTGATTCTAATAAATTAAACACTACAGTATCAACAAATAACACCCCAATTTCAAATGAACAATATGAAAGAAATTTGAATGAAGATAAGTTTTTAATTCGAATAATAGAACCAGAATATATTGATAAAGTAGTTAGGGAATTTAGTACTTTAGTTAGAGCTTAGAGATGTCGGAAGAAGTAACGAAGTATAATTTAGAAATATTAACTATAGTTAATAATGAAGGTGAAGGAACTGATGTCCGTGATATGATGTTGAGTCTAGAACTTACAGAAGAAATTAGAACAAATTTTTTAATGGGGAAGATGATTTTAGCTGACTCAATCAATTTATTGGAGAATGCGAAACTTTTTGGACAAGAATCCTTAAGACTTAGATTTAGTCAACCTTCTGAACCGGGTCATGAAACACATGAAGATGATTTAATCGATCAGATATTTAGAATTTACAAAATATCAAATATTTCAAGATTAGATGAAACAACTCAAGTCTATAATATATTTTTTACAGCTAATGAATTTATAGAAGCTAGAAGAACTAGAATATCTCAAGCGTTTCGTGGTTCAATGACAGATATCGCAGCTCAGATAGCTGAAGATAAGTTAGATATAAAAAATAAAAATCTCGGTAAAAAACTAGAATCTCATTTTGAAGTACGAGAAAAATCTCAGGGTGATAAATATCATGTTGTTATACCAAATTGGTCAACAAATTATACCATAAATTGGTTGTGTTCACAAGCTCAAGGTGTTAGTAATTCTTCGGGTTTACAGGATTCATACTACTGGTATCAAACTGCAAATGGTATGTGGAGAATACAATCTTTAGCTAGTATGATGAAAATAGACTATGCTGGTGGTAGAGAATTCGTATACTCACAGGCCTTATCAGGAGAAAGAACAACTGAAACTCCTATTGATACTACAGGTGATGAAGTAGGTATTGGTAGAAGAATTCTAGCGTATGATGTATCTTCACAAGCAAATATATTAGAAGCGACAGTTAAAGGATTGTTTGGTTCAAAACAAACTACTATAGATAATACCTATCAATTTTTTACAGAGAAATCATATAGTTTTCTAGAAAAGTTTTATGGTGGTAAATCAGAAGCGATAGAAGAAAACGCATTCGTTAGAATTGAACCTGAAGTATTACATATTGGTGAAGCTTCGGACGGTGGTGAAGTAGCCATCTCAGGTTCTAAGACAGGTAAATCAATAAGTTCTTATCATGACGCTCATGTATTATTGACTAGTGATTCTTCTTTTGTTAATGATGATAAAAATAATATCCATCAAGCAAATCATGAAACACATTTAGGTTCTGCTCAATTTAGAACAGCTGCTAACGAACTATTAGATTATCATACACTCGTTGTAGTATTATCTACAAGAACAGATATTTCAGTTGGTCAATTAATTAATTTAAATATTCCTGCTGTTAGACCTGGTGAAGAAGACATAGACCCTAAATTTTATAATGGCAAACATTTAATTACGAAGTTACATTGGGCACTTAGTCCGAAAGTTTGCAAACTTACAGTTACCTGTATTAAAGATTCAGTTATAAATCCAATTGAAACAACAACTATTGAATATGGGGAAAGTATATAATGAAATACCAAGGAAAGACAGGATTCATTTGGTTTACTGGAGTTATAGAAGATAGAGATGATCCTTTATTTCAAAATAGAGTTCGTGTCAGAATACATGGTTCTCACACATGGGATAAAACTTTAATAGCTACACCAGATTTACCTTGGTGTCAAGTAATGATGCCTACAACAACCGCCTCTTTATCGGGACTAGGTACATCTCATCATGGTTTGGTTGAAGGTTCTACTGTTATGGGATTTTATAGAGATGCTCTTGAGATGCAGGATCCTGTAGTTATGGGGTCATTCATTGGTGTTACTACCGGCACATATAGAGTAGATGAAAAGATTGACGATAAAGGTAATAGAACATTCACACAAGTTAAAAGAAAACCTAATGAAGGATTTAATGATCCAAGATTACAAAGTAAAGGTGATTACAAAGGTACACCAGACGGACCGAATCCACAACATATTACTAGAAATTATGGACTTAGTTTATCCTTAGATAAATCTCCCAGAAGATTAGGTGAGACTACAGGAATATCTTATCCTAAAAAAGATTATTATGGTTCATCTAGTGTTAATGAATTAGCTCAAGGTGATGCCGGACCAAGTTCTCTTAAAGATATGTACCCTATAATCGAAACTGTTACTGGTGAACCAAAACGAAGTTATGTTGATCCTATATATCCTTTCAATCATGTTCATGAAACTGAATCAGGTCATGTATTAGAATTAGATGATACACCAGACAAAGAAAGAATACATCTCTACCACAGAACAGGTACGAGAGTTGAGATAGACAAAGACGGTAACTATGTAGAGAAGATAGTTAAAAACAAATACTCAGTTATATTAGGAGATGACTATGTTGTCGTGAGTGGTGGTGTTACTGTAAAGATAGATGGTGATCTCAATATGGAAGTTGGTGGTGAGACTAATCTTACATCAACAGGTAATATTAATATGATAGCACCGAAGATAAATCTGAATTCGGGTAATTCACCTAAAAACTCTGTAAGTAGTATTTTAGATGACATTGACGATCCTCTTGCAGGTGCTAAAGAGACTTTATCAACTATCACTAGTGCTGTTACAGGAGCCATTGATTCAGTAACGGACTATTTTACAGGTGGTTAATAATGGTTGATACAACTTTTAAAATAACACCTATAACGATACCACCTCTTGAGTGTCCTAAAGTTATACTTCCTACTAAAGCAGATTTAGTTAATATGTTCACTCAGTTAGCGAATCTACCGTCTCAACTTATAGCTGCTGGACAAACAGAAGCTGCAGAAAAAATTCAAGAGATATTAGATGAAGTCCGAGAGATATTATCTATATACGACCCAAAGTTTCAAACATTATCAATACCTGAAATAGAATGGGAGATAATGATTACTGGACTGGTACAAGATTTTCCTTTGTATGTTCAACAAAAGATATTAGAATTACTTAGTAAATTAGTACCTATAGATTTTATAATTAATGTTTTAGGTTTATCTATTGATATATTAAAAATATTTACACCTGAAGGTATAGAAGATATTAAAAAACAGTTAACAGGTATGTCTGATGATATGGTAGCTAAAATTCAAGCGTTGAAAGATGATTTAACAATAACAGATGAAGAACTTCAAGCAGAATTAAATAAGTTAGCTGATATTAGAAAAGAGATAGTTGATAAATTTTGGGGTATGTTACCCGAGTCATATAGATTGTTCGGTGGTGATTTCGGATTAGACACATTAGAACTAAAAGTTGAAGCGGTCTGGTCATACATTCGTGGTAAGATTAATGGTGGTATGACAGGATTGTTAACAGACGCGTTTGAAGCGTTGATTAAACTATTTAAAATACCTTGGGACTTATTAGGCCTTCCTGATATTCCAATTCCATTACCTGACTTGAGTGTAGAGTCTATATTACAAGCTATCATTAATGCTTGGAAAAAGAAAAAGGATGCTACTTACGCTGAGTTAATAGAAGAATTAGAATCTGTATCGTTAGCTGGGTTTTCTTTAATTGATTTGATTGGCGGTAAGATTGAAGAATCAATAGAGTCAGCTGAAAAAAGAATAAATAGACTTATGGAAGCTGCTAGAGACTTTGGAGAAAATTGGCCAAGATATCTTCTTACAAAATGGATGGAGTTAGTTACTAAATTCTTTGAGAATATCGGGTTGGGTGCTCTAGTAGAGTTTATAACATTTACATTTTGTGATTTCTTAAATCTCTTAGGATTTCCTAAGACAATCGATTTAAGTTTTTCAGAACATATAACAGTCGGTACAGCTAATACAGCAGTGCTTCCGACATAAATAATAGTATGGCGCAGTATAATAGTAAAAATCAAAGTTCGAGAGTCGCCCGTAGATGGTTTACAGATATTGATACAAACATGACATTACACCCTCAAAGTGGTGACTTGACATTAAAGTACGATATCAACGCAATTAAAAGATCAATAAGAAATCTATTGTCAACTAGTCTATATGAAAGACCTTTTAAACCTAGTGTAGGTGTAGACCTTCGAGGTATGTTGTTTGAATTATCAACAACTGATTCAGATATCTTAGAAAGTGATATTAAGACAGTTATAAACAAATTTGAACCTCGAGCCATAGTAGATGATGTAGTAACATTTTTACATGGTAACAGTTTAGATGTATCAATGTACATTACTATTAATAATGACCCACATCCACATGAGATAAATATAACATTACAGAGAGTAAGATAATGGCCACGATAAACAGTTCAAATATTAACATAACAGATTTAGATTTTGATGATGTCTCATCAAGTTTAAAAGAATATCTTAAAGGTCAAACAACTTTAAAAGATTATGACTTTGAAGGTAGTAACTTAGCTGTATTAATTGATCTTCTAGCATACTCAGCCCATACATCAGCATTCAACGCAAACATGGTTGCCTCAGAGATGTTTTTAGACACAGCACAGATTAGAAAAAATGTTGTATCAAGAGCTAAAGAACTCGGATACACACCTAGTTCTAGAACTGCATCAAAAGCTTCTTTTGATTTAACAGTAACTAGTCCTATAGTTGGTGGTCAAACGCCATCAAGTCTAACAATCAATAGAGGACATGAATTTACAACTGTATTTGACGGTACATCTTTTACATTCATTTCATTAGACAACAAAACAATCACACCCATAGGTGCAACTTTTAGGTTTGATAATCTAGAAGTACATCAAGGAAGATTGACTTCTGATATTTATCGTTACGACAATCAAATAGCTAATCAGCGATTCGCGATGTTAAATTCTAACATAGATACCTCAACAATTAAGATTAATATTAATTCAAACAATACAGTTACTGCGTGGAGTAGAGCTGGCGACTTAACTGGGATTAATTCTAACTCAACTGTTTACTATATACAAGAAAATGATGAAGGATTATTTGAAGTATATTTCGGAGATGGTGTTATTGGAGCATCACCCAAAGATGGTGATCAGATAGCTATCTCATATTTAGTTACAGACGATACTCATGCAAATGGAGCGTCTATATTTAGTATGGCCACTTCTGTTAATGGTAATTCAGATGTATCGTTTACAAACACAGTCAGTTCTTCTGGTGGTAAAGATATCGAAACACCAGATCAAATTAAATTCTCAGCGTCTAAGTTTTACACTTCACAGAATAGATTAGTCACAGTACAAGACTACAAAGCTAAATTACAAGAACTCTATCCGGGAGCAGATTCAATTGCAGTATGGGGTGGTGAAGATGCTGAACCTGTTCAATACGGTAAAGTATTTGTAGCACTGAAACCTTCACAATATTCAAACAATTTAACATCAGCAGAAAAAACATCTTTAAAAAATGATCTCACTAAATTAAGTATTTTGACAGTAAGACCTCAAATTGTAGATGCTGAAATATTACAAATTCTTGTAGATTGTAATTTTAAATATGACCCAACAAAAACATCTCAGACAAAATCAGCTTTAGAGACATTAGTCAGAGCAGCGATTCTATCTTATGATGATAACCAACTTTCAGGATTTGACACATTG